AATAAAGAAATGGAAAGAAAACCGGAAGAAAAAAAGGGACTCTTTACAAAGCTCAAAGAAAACATAGATGACCATGAAGAGCAGATGCAGATACTAGGTGCAATGGTGCGTCTAGGCGTTGTAATCTGGTCAGGATTTATCATCACCTTAAATTATGTTGAATTACCTATGGTCAAGAAGTCAAATACTTCAGCCGATATCACGTTCGTTGCTTCTGTGTTTACTGGAGCACTTGCGACTTTCGGACTAACTACAGGTAACGGTAAAAAAGAAAAAGAAAAACCAAAGACATGAAGAAACTAATTCTTCTCTTAGCATTGTTATCACCCGCAGTTGCAAGAGCTAATACTGTCACGCCCCAGTTTACTACAGGGTCGATGAATAGTACAACTACAACAACCCAAACGATAACTGAGGTCGAGCAACGTCAGGTTTTCGGTGCTGCCGTGAATACATGGAGTGGCAGTAATATCTCAGCAGCAGCTAGTGCTGGTATTGCTGGTGGAGATGCAGTGTTTACTGTAACTGATACCACATTACCATGGACACTAGAAACAACAACTAGAGCTGCTGGATTAGTAGAACAATGGGATACTACAAGAAACTATACAATAAACTCTACTACTACATCGCTGTCTGTCTTCTCACAGTAGGACCAGCGTTTGCAGAAGGAGATACAAATAATAGCTCAAACCCTGTGGCAGCAGCTACAGGTAATGTGACAAACCAAGCCGTGCAGTTTCAGAACAACGGCTCGATGTCACGTCAAAACTATGGTCCTAGTATATCATGTAACGGATCTACTATGACATTTAGTCCATTTTATATGGGCAATCATACAAAACCTTGGGAAGTCGGAGAAGACTCAGGTATGGAGCCTAGTAGCTATACCTTATCTGAGAACTGGGGTTTCCAAGTTAACTTTATGGTTCCTCTAGATAAGCGTGGTCTTGAGCAATGCAGACGTATTGCCAAGCGTCAAGAGGAGAAGATGCAATTAGATTACGAACTTGTACGAGCACTTAAATGTGCAGAGTTACAACGTCAAGGTTTTACCATAAGACCGGGTACACGTGTAGCTTTTTTATGTCAAGACATCGTACCTATACAATCATTGTTACCACCTAAACCAAAAGAAAAGAAATTTAAGTTATTCTAATGAGTACATTATCAAGAATTATAGCAGAACGAGCAGCTTTAGCAGAAAAAGCTGAAATCGAAGCTAGAAGAAAGCCTAAGAAAAAGGCTGCAAAGCGAGACGAGAACGGACGCTTTGTTAAGAAAGAAATCACTACACCCGGAGAAGAATAATGTTTGCATTAATCAAACCATTAGTTCTAACAGGACTAAAAAGCGACAAGTTTAAAAAGTTTGTAGTTGACCTACTCGAAAAGCTAGTAGAATCTACAGATAATGAGCTTGATGACAGAGCACTACAAATCGTTAAAAAAGGATTAGACATCGAATGACAGATACCACAAGGGTAATACCTAAGAAAGCGGCAGAAGAAAGTTTTAACGAGCTGCATTACCTAGTCACCCAAGAATTTTTAAGATTAATAAAATGTGGCGAAGCTAAGACAGCAGACTTAAAAGCCGCATGTGATTGGCTAAAGACTAATGACATCACAGGTGTTGCCCTTGAGGGTAGTCCCTTAGATAGATTAGCTTCAGTCATACCAAAAATAGATCCAACATTAGTACAATCTAGATTATATGGCAAGAACCGGTCCGGCACTTAGCCCCAATCCCGGTAGAACAGCTAGGTTCTATCGACGAAATAAGAAGTCACGACTCAAGCATAGGCGTGACAATAGGCGGATAAATAACACACCCGCTAAAAGGGCATACCGACGTGAGCTGATGAAGATACGTAGAAAGCGTAGACCCGGCAAACAGACCGATATGTCTCATAGAGGAGGCAAGATAGTTGCTGAATCTCGTAAAACTAACCGTGGAAGAGGCGGATCTAAAAGACGTTAATGACACCATTACTACCAACACCTGATTACTATTTACACAATTTAATAACCATGACAAGTTCAGATTCTAAACGGCTCTGGAGAAGGGCTATCAAAGAGCACTTTAATTGTCAATGTGTTTATTGCGGAGAATTTCATGAATTACACAACCTTACAATCGACCATGTACGACCTAAATGCAAAGGTGGTACAGATACAACAGCGAATGTTGTACCCTCGTGTCGACGATGCAATCAGGACAAAGGTAGTAGAGAATGGCAAGACTGGATGAGGTCGACATTCGGTATTACAGATAGAGAACAAACTATTTTATCACATATAAAATGAACGCTTATATAAGCAACAGAGAAAAGAATAGACCAAAGTTTCCCGAAGATAGGGAAAAGTTTGGTACTGAGTTTATGGATGATCTAGAAGAGTCTGCTGTTGGTAAGTTTTTTGACTTATCAGGAGACAGACAACGTATTATAGATCAAGCAAGTAGAGAAGGTAAACTAGGTAAAGTATCTCAGTTTACACAAAAGATAGAAGATAAAGTAGGAGAAGTTGTAGCTCCAGTACTAAAACCAGTCGGAGCTGCCCTAGGCAAAATAAGTGATGTTACACAGATAGATGAACGTATATCTACACCACTTACTTTTGTTGCAGCTGGAGCAGCAGCTAAAGGTATATCTAAAATTAAACCTAAACATTTAGGTATAACACAAACTATTGAGCCATATACTCCTCCTAAGTCAGTAGGTAAAGTACCACGCAAGATGGTCGATATAACTCAAGAAGTAGATGACATATTTAATATGAAACCTACTAGAGTACAGGAGATAGTCAGAATAGCTAAGAAAAACAAGATTAGTTATAAAAAAGCTGAACAGTACGTAAATCTAAAAGAACAAGGTATAATACCTAGTGAGACATTAAATCCGGGAACTAACGCTGGTTTATTACAAGGAGACACACCCCTAAATGTCATACATGCTCGATTAATGCAACAAGGTAAGAATCGAGGATCAATGTATGACAAGGACGGTAATCCAATCAACGACTCTCCTACACTTAGAATAGAAGGAGCAAGAAGACCAACTTCTGGTAATATACAGCAGACACTTGCTTCGGGAAGTGTAGGAATGACTCAGTTATCTACTCGTGGTCCAAAAGAAACCTATCCTCAGTATTTTGATAAAGTAATGATTAGAATAGGTGCTAGAAAAGATGAAGCTGGTAGATGGATTGTAGATGAAGATACGTTTAAAGCTATAAAAAATCCTAACGAACGAAGAGAGATAGCTCAAATGATACTGACTGAAATGAGTCAAGGTGTTAAAGGTTCATTTTTAAAAGAAAAAAACGTAAAGAATCTAAAAATGAATAAAGATCTAGCAAGATACAATAAAAACTATGCAGCTAGAGCAGACTTACACCATGGCTATCCATCAGTTATAGGTATTGAGTTTTTTCTTGGTATACCTTACATGGGTGAAGTATGGAAACAACAGATAGCTATAGCTGCTAAATATGGTAATTTTCCCGGTCAGCCCATGGTTGAAGGTAGAAGTAACTTAGTTTCGTTGCCTAGTAGCATGCCATCAACTAAAATGGGTCAACCTAATGTAGAATACGAAGAAGCTAGAGAAGCTCTTGAAAAACTTAACAGAAAGGTTCCTAAACATATTCACCGTATAATACATGACCAGTTTCTTACAAATGAGATGGGTCAAAAAGGTGAGAAGTTTTGGGCAAAGTGGGACCCTATTATACAAAAAGCTGGAAACAAAGAACAAGCATGGATTGATGCGTATGAAGATTTTAACCTAATTATTGCTAGAAATAGACAGCTATATATGGAAGCTTTAAAACAGCTTGAAGTAATTTTTAGTAATAATCCACTATCTAATGATCCTGATAAGCTAGCTAATATGCTAGAAGAGTATGTATCTAAAGGCAAAGTTACAATAGGAAAGGGTGTGGTTAGAGGTAAAGATGGTAAACCGATTATAGTTAAACCCGGAACAGATATAGCTTTATCTGGTAAGAAAACAGCAGTGTATTCACAAGATGCTGTACAATATGAGATTGAAGATACTCTTCTTGATTTTAAAAAAGCTATCCGAAAAGAACGTCTATCTGATCCTAGATATCAAGATGTTGTAGAAGAAATTGAGTTGTTTCCACAGCTATCAGACGCAGATAAATTATTAATGGAAGAACTATTATACAAAATTAGAACTTATAATGGTATTTATGCAACAGACGGAGCTAGGCGAGCTTTTTACGTTACTAGAATAACTAAAGCTGAACATAAACTGAATATACGTAAATATAACGATTTAGCTCAGTTAAAAATATTTAAGTTTCCTAAAAACGCTGTTATACCTCCTCCTACTGCTAATATGCGTCAATTAAAAACGACAACTCATAAAAATGTCAAATTAAATTTTGAAGAGCAAATGCAATTAATACTTGATTTCTAATGACTGATAATGAAATAATTAATAGTCTGAAGGACGACTTCAAGCTTTTCCTACAAGCACTGTGGGAAGAGCTAGGTCTGCCTGCACCGACCCGGGCACAGTTTGCCATTGCAGACTATTTACAACACGGACCAAAGCGTTTGCAGATCCAAGCGTTCCGTGGGGTAGGTAAGAGCTGGATTACAGGAGCATTTGTACTCTGGACGTTGTTTAATGACCCAGAAAGAAAGATCATGATAATCTCTGCATCAAAAGAACGTGCAGACAACATGTCTATCTTTCTACAGAAACTTATTATAGACACAGCTTGGTTGTCTTACTTACAGCCTAGATCTGATGAGAGCAGATGGTCTCGTATCAGCTTTGACGTAAACTGTACACCTCACCAAGCACCCTCTGTAAAGTCAGTGGGTATCACAGGACAGCTGACTGGATCTCGTGCAGACCTCATCGTATTAGATGACGTCGAAGTACCGGGTAACAGTATGACGGAGTTAATGCGTGAAAAACTTTTACAACTATGTACCGAAGCTGAATCTAT